CCTTGTTTCCGCTAACCCGCCACAAAAAAGGCATAGATGGCACGCAAATCGGCTGCATCGCTGGAGGTAATGGCGAGGCAGGCCCCCGGCGTGGCCGAACGGCTCCGGGCGCCGCTGCATATCAGCGAGGCGGAGCGTTCCGTGTGGCTCCAGGTGGTAAACGATCAGCCGGCCGACGCTTTCCGCGAGACGCACGCCCCGCTGCTTGAGCTCTACTGCCGCCACATCGTGAACGCGCGCGTCATCGCCGACGAGCTCGCCAACTTCCAGCGCGAGTGGATGGCCGATGACGATGGCCTGAAGCGCTACGACCGCCTTCTGGCCATGGCTGAGCGGGAAGGGCGGGCGGCCTCGTCGCTGGCCACGCGCCTGCGCATCACCCGCCAGGCGCTGGACCATGCCACCGTGGCGCGGAAGCTGGTCGCTGAGCCGAAGTCCCGCAAGCCGTGGGAGCTGCTCAAGTGAAGCGCGGCGCCCGAAACATTGCCTGGATTGAGGCGCACTGCCGCATTCCTGAAGGGAAGTTCGTCGGCCAGCCGGTGAAGCTGTGCAAGTTCCAGAAGGACGTGATCCGCGGCATCTACGACACGCCGACACGCCGCGCCATCATCAGCTTCGGCCGGAAGAACGCAAAGACCACGCTTTCCGCCTTCCTGCTGCTGCTCCACCTCTGTGGCCCTGAGGCTCGACCGAACAGCCAGCTTTTCAGCGCTGCCCAGTCGCGCGATCAGGCCGCCATTCTCTTCAGCCTGGCGTCCAAGGTTGTCCGCATGTCGCCCGACCTGTCCGAATACGTGACGGTGCGCGACACGGCCAAGCAGTTGCAGTGCACCGAGCTCGGCACGCTCTACCGCGCGCTGAGCGCCGACGCGTCGACCGCCTACGGCTTGTCGCCGGTTTTCACCGTGCACGACGAACTCGGCCAGGTGAAGGGGCCGCGAAGTGAGCTCTACGAGGCGCTGGAAACCGCCAGTGCCGCGCAAGAGGCGCCGCTTTCCATCGTCATCAGCACCCAGGCGCCGACCGATGCCGATCTGCTGTCGCTGCTCATCGACGACGCGCTGACCGGCGCCGACCCGACACAGAAGGTATGGCTCTACACGGCGCCGATGGACGCCGACCCGTTCAGCGAGAAGGCCATCAAGGCTGCCAATCCAGCCTACGGCGAGTTCATGAACAAGGCCGAGGTGAAGCAGCAGGCGGCGGACGCCAAGCGCTTACCCAGCCGCGAGGCGGCATACCGAAACCTGATCCTGAATCAGCGTGTGGAGATGCGCAGCCCGTTCATCAGTCGCGCGATCTGGAACGAGAACGCGGCCGAGCCCGAAGAGCTTGAGGGCCGCCAGGTATACGGCGGCCTCGACCTCTCCAGCGTGTCGGACCTGACCGCGCTGGTGCTGGCTGGCGCTCGAGACGGCGGATGGGATGTCGTCCCGACCTTCTGGCTGCCGGCAGACGGCTTGGCCGAGAAGTCGCGCACCGACCGCGTGCCCTATGACGTGTGGGCCTCGCGCGGCCAGCTGCAGACGACGCCAGGCGCAGCGATTCAGTATGAGTTCGTCGCCGAGCATCTGCGCGGAGTGTTCGACCGCTGCGACGTTCGCGCGATCGCATTCGACCGATGGGGCATGAAGCATCTCAAGCCCTGGCTGGTCAAGGCTGGATTCACGGACGAAGAGCTTGAGCGCTTCATCGACTTCGGCCAGGGCTACGCAAGCATGTCGCCGGCCCTGCGTGAGCTCGAGGCCCTGCTGCTGGCTCGCAAGATCCGCCACGGCGCGCACCCCGTGCTGACGATGTGCGCGGCCAACGCCGTGACGACCAGCGACCCGGCGGGGAATCGGAAGCTGGACAAGCAGAAGGCGACCGGCCGCATTGACGGCATGGTCGCTCTGGCAATGGCAGTGGGCGTGATGCCTGAGCAGCCGGAGGAATTCGGCGATGCGTATCTGGATCTGAACGCCCTATGAAATTGAAGGACCGATTCAGCGCAGCGATGCAGGCCCTGCGCGGCGGAGCCGTGTCCAACTCGGCGCAGAACATCCCGGCCGGCGCCAACGCGTCAGAAATGATCCGCCTGGGCATCTTCGGCGCCGATGGTGGCAGCTTCGGCCCGGCTGTGACCGACAGCACCGCCCTGCAGGTTGGCACGGTCTACGCCTGCCTCACCAAGCTCAGCGGCGCCGTGTCCCAGCTGCCGCTCCACGAATACACGGCAACGCCGTCAGGCCGCGAGCAGGTCACGCCTCACTCGCGGCTTTGGTGGCTGCTCAACGAGAGCCCGGCCAACGCGTGGACTGCGAGCGCCTGGAAGCAGTGGATCGTCCGCTGTGTGCGCCTCCGCGGAGACCAGCACACCGAGATCCTGCGCAGCACCTTCGGAGAAGTGGTCGGTTTGCGGGTGCATCACCCGGATTGCGTCCAGGTTCGCACCGTCAACGGCCGGATGCGCTATGACTGCGTAGACCCAGAGACCCGCCGCGTGTATGGCGTCGACCAGGACGACATGCTGCACTTCACCGGCTTCGGCTTCGATGGTGAGCGCTCCATGTCGGCCATCAAGTGGGCTGCGCGGAACGCCATCGCGTCGGAGCTGGGCGCCGCCCAGTACGTCGGCAAGACCATCACCGAGGGCGGCATGCCGCGTGTTGCCCTCGAATACCCCAACACCCTCAGCGCCACACAGGCGCAAGACCTGCGCGAGAGCTTTGCGCGCATCTACGGTGGCCAGGGCTCCAAGCTGCCACTCGTGCTGGCGCACGGTGGCAAGGCGCACGAACTGTCGATCAGCCCGGTGGACATGGAGCTGCTGGCCTCGCGCCGGCTCGACAAGCAGACCATCTGCGAGGTGATGGGCGTGCCGCCGATCATCATCGGCGACTCCGAGAAAACGAGCAGTTGGGGGACCGGTGTCGAGCAGGTCATGCTCGGCTGGGTCCGCTTCGACCTGGCGCCCATGCTGGCCGGCTGGGAAGAGGAGTTGAACCGCAAGCTCTTCCGCCGCGCCGGCCGCTTCGTTGAGTTCAGCCTCGGCGGCCTGCTCCGCGGCGATAGCAAGGCCCAGTCTGAGGCCTTCCGGTCTGCGCTGGGCGGCCCGGGCACTGGGGACGGCTGGATGACCGTCAACGAGGTGCGCGCCATCCTGAACCTGCCCCGCCTCACCGATCCCGAGGCCGACAAGCCCTTCAAGGCTCAGCGCGGCGCTACCCAAGGAAACACCCCATGAAGAAGCTCCTGCAGCTGCTGGCCACGAACGCCAGCGCGGACGCCGCGCCCGCCATCCGAGCCGAGGCCGGTGCCGTCTACGTCTACGACGTGATCGACCGTGACTGGGGCGCCTCTGCTGCCGCGCTGGTGCAGGCCCTCGGCACCATGAAGGGCCAGCCGGTGGCGCTGCACATCAACAGCCCGGGCGGCGATGTGTTCGAGGCCCGCGCCATGGTGGCGGCAATCCGTGCCCACGACGCGCCAGTCACCACCTACATCGACGGCCTGGCCGCCAGTGCGGCGACCTACCTGGCGCTGGCCGGCGACAAGGTGCACATCACCGATGGCGGCCTGTTCATGGTGCACAACAGCTGGACCCTGGCTTGGGGCAACAAGCACGAGATGCACACCACCGCCGACCTGCTCGACAAGATCGACGGGACCATCGCCGCGGACTACGCGCGCAAGACCGGCGCCAGCACTGAGCAGATTGCGGCCTGGATGGACGCTGAAACGTGGTTCACCGCCGAGGAGGCCAAGGCTGCCGGCTTCGTGGACGAAATCAGCGGCGCCGCACCGGACACCAGCAAGGCTGCCAGCCGCTGGAATCTGAGCGCCTACGCCAACGCGCCGAAGCCGGCCACGCCGCCGGCCGCCCCTGACCCCGCCGAACTCGCCGCCCAGGCCGAGCGGCAACACCGACTGAACCGCAGCCGCCTCGCGCTGCTGGACGCCAAGAACTGAGCGCTCTCGCGCCAGCCAGAGCCGCCTTCGGGCGGCTTTTTTCATGCTCAAACGAAAGGACACCATGAGCATCCAAGCCCTGCGGGAGCAACTCTCCCAAGAAAACCGCGCTGCCAAGCACCTGCTCGCCGAAAAGGGTTCCATCCCGTGGACGGCCGATGAGCAAAAGAAGTTCGACGCCCACATGGACACGGCTGAGCGCCTGCAGAAGCAGATCGACGCCCACCAGAAGCTGATGGACGACGACGCCGAGGCCAACTTCCGCGACGCCCCGAAGAAGAAGGACGGCGAGCAGCCGGAAGCGGTCAAGGCGCTGGACGTGTACCTGCGCAAGAAGGCCGAACAGATGAGCGCTGAGGAGCGAATCCTCATCCAGAACACGATGAGCACGACGACGGGCTCGGAAGGCGGCAACACCGTCCAGCCCATCATCGCCAGCCAACTGATCGACCTGCAGAAGTCCTACGCCTTCATGCGTGCCGTTGCTGCGCAGGTGACCACGTCGAACGGCGCCGACATGAGCTTCCCGACGTCGGACGGCACCGCCGAAATCGGCGAATGGGTTGCCCAGAACGCATCGGCCGCTGCCGCTGACCCGACCTTCGGCACCCGCGCGGTGAACACGTTCAAGGCCGGCTCCAAGGTCGTCGCGGTGCCCATCGAACTGCTGCAGGACACGCAGATCGACGTCGCCGCGTTCGTGATGAACCGCCTCGGCCAGCGTATCGGCCGGCTGTCCAATGCCGGCTACACAACCGGCACCGGCACGGGCCAGCCGTTTGGCTTTGTCACCGCGGCAAGCGTGGGCAAGACCGGCACCACCGGCCAGACCGTCACCATCATCTACGACGACCTGGTCGACCTGGTGGACTCGCTCGATGTGGCGTACTTGCAAGGCCCCAACGAACCGAAGTTCATGATGAGCCAGACCATGCGCCGCGTGGTTCGCAAGATCAAGGACACGGCCGGCCGCCCGATCTGGACGCCCAGCTACGAAAGCGGCATCACGTCCGGCTCGCCGGATCGCCTGCTGGGCTACCAGGTGGCCATCAACAACGACATGGCGGTCCCTGCGGCCAATGCCAAGTCGCTGGCCTTCGGCGACTTCAGCAAGTACCTGATCCGTGACGCCATGGAAGTGTCGCTGTACCGCTTCGACGACAGCGCGTACATGAGCAAGGGCCAGGTCGGATTCCTGGCCTGGGCGCGTACCGGCGGCAACCTGCTCGACCTGAACGCGGTCAAGGTCTACGCCCACTCGGCCACCTGATCCACCAACTGGGCGGCCGCAGCAATGCGGCCGTTTTCATCATGGCAACCAAGAAGCAAGAACCCGCCGAAGCGCCGCAGTCTGTCGAGGCCCGCGCGCTGGTCGACCTGCCCGACCTGGGCGCGAAGTCTGGCGACCTCGTGGTCGTCCCGGCTGACGAAGCCAAAGGCATGGAGGCTGGCGGCGTGATCGACACGCACCCCGACGCCGTGGCCTACGCCAAAGAACCGCGCGACTGACGGACTCAGCCGCCGTGCACCCGCTTGGGTGCATCCGATTGAGCCCCCAAACACCAAAGGCATCAAATGACCGTAGCACTCCTGTCAGCATGGGGCGGGCAGCCCCCCGGCACGCTCTACACCAGCGACTCGGCGACCGAGGCCGCAATGATTGCGAACAAGGTCGCAACGGCCACGCTGACGGGTGCGGTCACATGGACCCCGAACGGCGGCTCATCGAACGCGCGGCCGTTCACCTCCGCAGAGCAGACCGCTTTGCAATCCTTGGTGTCAGGGGCTGGGGGTTCTCAATACGGCTATCCGCTGAGTCTCCTGGACACCAGCAACATCAGCTTGTGGAACGATCTTGCCGGGTCTGGCGTCACGGCAAGCGTTGACACGTCCGTGACATTCAACGGCCAGCCCACAATCCGCCTCGACATCCCGGCCAACTATGCGGGCGGCGCGTGCCGCATCGGCACAACTGGCGCAACTGTGAGACTGCCCTACGGTTGGGATCGCAAGGAGTTTGCGTTTGCCATCCGCTCCAGCAACCTGAGCGCAGTCAATGGCGTGACGCCATATTTCGGGGACGCCTCGTTTACAAACTTCTGGACTATCGCCAACCAGACGACCGGCGATCAGCCGCAGATGCAGTTCGCGGCAAACCAATGGCTCGTGTTCAAACCTGATCTGGCGAACTGGACGGTCAGCGGCGGGACTCCAGCGGTGGCGGCCAACATGCGAACGCGCATGAACTTCGCTGTTGCCAACGTTGCGACGGCGACCCAGGTTTGGATCGGTGGCTTGTTCGTGATGCCAAAGCGCCCCAAACCGACAATCATTTGCGTGTTCGACGACGGACTAGTCAGGCACTACGACTTCATCGCTCCGCTGTTTCGGCGCTACCGCATCCCGTGCAGTTTTGCCGTCTGCTCAGGTTTGTTCGGGCAAGCGAACTACATGAGCGCCTCTCAAGCCCAGGCGCTGCACAACGATCCGACTCGGCTATTCGAGCTGGTGAACCACAACTATTTGCACAAGAACGTCAACCAGTACGCCACAGCCGCAGACTACGTGGCAGACGTGGAGCGGTGCCGCAGCGAGCTGCAAGCACTAGGCGTTGGCTCGCAGGCCTACATGCACGCCTATCCGAACAGCATCTGGCGCGACGATGTGTCCGACTTGCTTGCGTCCAAGGGCTACCTTGTCGGCCGCGCGTCGTCTAACAACGTGTATGGCGAGATGACCGAGCAGATGATCCGCTCGGGCGACAAGCTGCGGTGGAAGCTCAACATCATCGCCAACCTGCAAACCGGCACGACGCCTGCGAACGTGCAGACCGCCATTGATGCGGTCAAGGCCAACGGCGGCTTTGGCACGATCAACGCGCACGATTTCCAGTCGGCGGACGGGTCGTTCATCTACAGCTACGACAACGCCTACCAGGTGGCATCGATCCTGGCTGCCGAACGCGACGCCGGGAACATCGAATTGATGAACCTCGGCACCTGGTATTCCACCTACGTCAAGTGAGCACGCAATGAGCTTTGTCCTCGAATTCAAGTCCGACGCCTGCTGCGGCGGCTACATCCACGCAGAGGTTGAACACGCCAACGGCGTGCGGTCAATCGTGGAGGAAGTCGCCCCAGGGCAATACAACGTCCAGACCCTACAGCACAACGCGCAGGCCGCCCCTTGGGGCCAGGGCCTGACGATGGATCAGGTGCAAGCACGGCTGGCATCCGACGCCTTGATCCCGGCCTGATTGCACGCCGAGTGCGGCAAGATCGGCCCATCAACCGAGAACCTGACATGAGCGAGCAACAGACCTTGATCGAGATGGCGCAGCGCCTGGAGGCTGCTGGCGCCATCGATGACGTGAGCTACCCGACCGAAACGGACCGCGAGCTGTCCTGGCACTCCAGCGGCTGGCACGGCTACTGGACGCGGTTCCGTTTCGACGAGGCTGGCGCTGTCATCGAGACGGCATCCGGCTGCTGATTCCCCATCCCCTGCCGGTACACACCAGCCACACACGAGCGAGTAACGCATGCCCACCAGCATCTCCACCACAGGCGCCGAGCCTGTCACCGTCGACGAAGCCAAGCTCGCCGCACGCGTGGACACGGCCGACCTGGATGCGCTGATCGGCGGCGTCATCACGGCAGCACGGCAGCAGGCCGAGCACATCACCGGCCGCATCTACCGGCCCCAGGTGCTGCGCGAGGAGCTAGCCGACTGGCCGGCGGCTGATGAGCCGGTCGCGGTCAACGCGGCCACCGCGTGCGTAGTGAGCTACTGGGACGGCTCGGCCTGGTCGACGCTGAGCGCCTCGGCCTACGTCTACGCACCAGAGGGCAACGGCACCGCACTGGCGCCGATGCTCGGCACCAACTGGCCCATGCTGCCAGATCGCGCCGCGGGGCCGCGGGTGCGGATCGACCTGACGGCCGGGCCGGCTGCGTCTGCCAACGTGCCCGAGGCGGTCAAGCTCTACATCAAGGCCAGCGTGTCCGCCTGGGTCAACAACCCCGACGCCGCCGGCAAGCCGCTGGCCGCCAACCCGCTCTTCGACCGCCTGCTGGACGCGGAGCGCCTGTACTAATGGCCCTCAACCACCGGATCATGCTGCAGCAGCACGCCGCAGGCTTCGACGCCCTGGGCCAGCCGCTGGCCGGTTGGGCGGATGTGGCCCCGCTGTGGGCCGACATCAAGCAGCTGTCCGGCCTGCAGGCAATCAAGGCCGACGCCCAGGTCAGCACGGTGCGCGCAAGCATCCGCATCCGCAAGCGCGCAGGCGTCACGGCGGGCATGCGTGCCGTGCACGGCGCCACGGCCTACGAAATCCGCTCAGTGCTGGACGTAGGCGCCGGCATGATGGATCTGGTGTGTGAGGTGGTCGCATGAGCATGTCCATCACCCTCGCGCTCAAGGATCTCGGGCTGGATCAGCTGGCCGCTGAGTCGCTGGAGGCCGTGCGGCCCGCAGCGCAGGCCGGCGCACAGGTGCTCTACGACCAGGTGAAGGCCAACGTGGCGCGGCTGCGCAAGGTCACGGGCAACCTGGACCGGAGCATCTACCAGGCGCACATGGACGACACGGCGCCCGGGCGATCCGGCTACCGGATCAGCTGGAACAAGTCCAAGGCCCCGCACGGCTACCTCGTCGAGTTCGGCTACCTGCAGCGATACGAAATCGCGCGTGATGCCCGCGGCCGGATGTTCCCCATGGTGCGCCCCGAAATGGTCGGCAAGCCCAAGCCCAAGCGCAGCGCATCGCAGGCGGTGAAGGACGCCTACTACGTGCCACGCAAGGGCGGCCCGCTGCAGATCCCCGCCAAGGCGTTCATCCGCTCGGCGGCGTCCAAGATGCCCCAGGCGCGGCAGGCAATCGCTGATCGCTTTTTCTCTGAACTCCAGGCCAAGGGGCTGATCAAGTGAGCATGGAGTCCAACCTCGTCGCGGTGCTGAAAGCCCTCTGCCCGCGCGTGTTCCCCGACGTCGCGCCGGCAGCCACTGCCACGCCCTACATCACGTTCCAGCACATCGGCGGCCAGGCCTTCCGACACCTGGACAACACCCCAGGCGGCCTGCGTCACAGCATGGTCCAGATCAACACCTGGGCCGCCACGCGCGCAGAGGCGCTGAGCCTGTGCCGTGACATCGAAGACGCCCTGTGTGCGTCTACAGCATTCATCGCGCGCCCGGATTCCGAGCCCATCGGCGATGTCGAGGAAGACAGCGACCGCCGCGGCTGCATCCAGGACTTCTCCATCTGGGCGCCGCGCTCCTGATCACCGGTCGCAAGGCCTGACACCACAACCCGCCCGGGCAACCGCGGCGGGTTTTTCTTTGCCCGATGAGGGCATCAACCCAGCCCGCAAGCAGCGGGCTTTTCTCTTTGGAGGCCCCTCATGGCTCAAGTCCCCACAGGCACCACCATCTTCATCGGCTCTGCGTTCTCGTCCTCGCTGCCCACCAGCGGGGCCAGCAACGCCACGGAATGCGTCCTCACCATGGCCAGCACGTCCGGACTGGCCAACGGCGACTTCGTCGAAGTCACCAGCGGCTGGGGGCGGCTGAACCTGCGTGCGTTCCGCATCAAGAACGTGATCGCCAACACGTCGATCACGCTGGAAAGCTGCGACACCTCCAGCACGACCTTCTTCCCGGTGGGCACTGGTGCCGGCAGCGTGCGCAAGGTCACCACCTGGCAGCAGGTCACCATGGTGACGGGCATCAGCTCCAGCGGTGGCGACCCGGTCACCGTCGACTACAAGTACCTGGAGTCCGACGTTCGCTACAAGATCAACGACGGCTTCAACGGCTCGGACTACACGCTGACGCTGGACGCCGACGCCATCGGCACCGCCGGCTACACGGCCC